CTAAAAGAATTGCATCACCAAATCACCCGAATCAACAGTTTCATGATTATCAACCACCTGGTATGTTAGGTAAAGTTAAAGATGCATTTAAACTTCGTAATCCATGGAACATAATTACACCACCTGGTTATTCAACTTTATTTCTAGACCCATTTTTACAAGCAAACAAATTCTTTTCAGTTTGGCAAGGCATTATTGATACAGATACATTCAATGTTAATCAAGACAATGCACAAATGATTTTTTATAGTAAAGTAGATCATAACTTTACAATACCAAAAGGCACAGCATTGTGTCAGATTATACCTTACAAAAGAGAAACATGGACTGCAACATATCAATTGCATAGTGAAAAACAAGGTGTCAATAATAAAAGTAGACATACTTCACATCAAGATATTAGAACAGTAGAAGAATGGAATATTTCACCTAAGTATGTTAACATGGCTGATGAAATGAAGTTTGGTCCATATAGACTAGAAGGATATTGGCACGAAAAAGGTAAACTATATCAAGAAGAAGGTCCGCCACCTGAATGCCCTATGCATAAAAATTATAAAGATGTTCAAAGAGAATTGACCGATCTAAATTGGGACGGTGAAGAAGAATGAGTGTAAAGTTATTATTTCCATCATATGTCTTCATGAGAGACTTCTTAGGTAAAGATAGTCATAAAGACCCTTCAATGACTGAAGAGTATTTTACAATGATGAAAAATGAAATCGACCAAATGGAAAGAGATGATGGTGCTGGTCGAAAAGTTTCGAATCAAAATGGGTGGCAATCAAACGATGGTATTGATCGACACCCAACTTTTGTAAAAATGATGAGAGGTATTAAAAGATTAGTATCTCAAGAAATGATGCCTATGTTAGGTGTCAAAGACAATGCATATCAAATCGATATGCACAATTCATGGGCTAACAAAAACTATAGTGGTTCATGGAATGCACCACATTTACATAATGGTTGTTTCTATTCAGGTGTAATTTACATACATGCAGATGGAGATGAAGGACATTTTCGTGCAATCGATACAGATTTTAAAATTGTAGGTAATTTTCCACCCAATGCTATGATGAGAGAGTCTTGGCATGTACGACCAAAAACTGGTATGTTGTTATTGTTTCCTAGTGCATTGATGCACATGGTAGAACCAAATCTTACAGATAAAACAAGATACAGTATATCTTTCAACTTTAATGTTAACTTAAATGCAGGTTCTCATCCAGGTGATGATGGTCTCTCAGCTATGAGAGAAAACATTAAATATGAACATTTAGAGTTTGAAATAGATGATAACGGCGACTTAATCCCATAAATAGTCTACATGGACAACATAGCAATCACACTCGATCCTGAGATTCTTTGGAATATAATTCTTACTGTTATAATCTTACCAGCAGGTTTTCTGATTCGTTCTTTATTAGCAGAACAAAAAAGATTAGATATATTAGTAAATAAAACTAGAGAAGAGATCGCTAAAGACTATGTTACAAGAGAACAACTAGAAAAAGATTTAGAAAAACTCATTGGTACCGTAGAAAGAATTGATGAGAAACTAGATAGACTCCAAACCAAAACTTATTTCCAAGAATAAAATTTGCATAAATAGTAAGGAACACAGGAACTTACTATGGCAAAACCAACATCAAAAGATCAACTAAAAGACTACATCAAGAGAAAACTTGGTGCTCCAGTCCTTGAAATCAATGTTGATGATGATCAGTTAGACGATAGAGTAGATGAAGCATTACAGTATTTCTACACTTATCATTATGACGGTACTATCAAAGTATATCTGAAACATCAAATTTCTGAGACCAAAAAGACTACAATGAAGACTAATGAAACCTTCACTGAGTCGGCTGCTGGTACTCATGATTATGATAACGAACAGGTATTACAACAAAAGAATTACATCGTATTACCAGACTTTGTAACTTCAGTTGTTAGAATGTGGCCTTTTAATGATAATGCCAATCTGAATATGTTTGATTTAAGATATCAACTCAGATTGAATGATCTATATGATCTCACATCAACAAACATTTTATACTACGAACAAGTGCAACAACACATATCTTTATTAGATCGTGTGTTAGTTGGAAGACAACCTGTTAGATTCAATCAACATATGAATAGATTGTATCTAGATATGGATGTCGATATGATTAATGCTAATGAATATATTATCATTGAGTGTTACAGAAAAATAGACCCTACAGACTTTACAGATGTCTATGATGACATGTGGTTGAAAAGATATGCAACTGCATTAGTGAAGTATCAATGGGGTGAAAATCTGTCTAAGTTCCAAGGTATTGCATTGCCAGGCGGAGTAACACTTGATGCAAGTCAAATGAAATCGGAAGCACAAGAAGAAATACAAAGATTAGAAGAAGAATCCAGACTGAATCATGAAATGCCAGTCATGGATATGATAGGTTAATAGATAATGCCAGTTAATACACATTTCAGCCATGCTGTTCAGAGCGAACAGCACCTCTACGAAGATATTGTTGTAGAGTCTCTACGCATGTATGGCCAAGAGGTCTTTTATCTACCTCGTAAAGTAGTTGAAGAAAATGATATCTTCAACGAAGAAGTTCAAGCATCATTCTTAGATGCATACTCAGTTGAAATGTATATTGAAAATACAGACGGCTTCGAAGGCGAAGGTGATCTGTTATCTAAGTTCGGCGTAGAGATACGAGATCAAGCAACATTCATTATATCAGTAAGAACATGGGAGAGATTCGTTTCATTAGATGAGAATCTTGCATCATCATTTAGACCAAATGAAGGTGACCTGATCTATCTCCCTTTGTCAGGCAGTATGTTTGAGATTAAGTTTGTAGAACATGAAGACCCATTCTATCAGATCGGTAAATTATTTGTGTTCAAGATGAGATGTGAATTATTCGAATATGCTAATGAAGACTTCGATACAGATGTTCTTGATATAGATCAAATCGAAGATCAACAGGCATACATTGTTGAATTCACAATGGCAGGCGGTGGTTCAAATACATTTGCAGCTAATGAAAATGTAAAACTATCTGGTACTGATGACACAGCAGTTGTAGGTGAAGTAGTATCATGGCGTGCCGATACTAGAATACTCAAACTCAAAGATGTTACAAGAACTTTCCAAGTCGGTGATGTTATTGTAGGTATTGATACAGCTGCTTCACATACTATTCAGACTATTACAGATGTATTAACTATGGCAAATGATGGTCAAGCAGACAACTTAGAATTTGAAAGTAATGATGGTGATTACTTAGACTTATCTGAAACTAACCCATTTGGTGAACCATAATGTTTGGAACTTATTTTTATCACGAAACAATTAAGAGATGTGTATCTGTATTTGGTACACTCTTCAATAATCTTGATTACAAAAAAACAAAAGACGATGGTACAGTATTAGGTAGATACAAAGTACCGATCTCATATGGTCCTGCTCAAAAGTATTTACAAAGACTAGCAGAAGAACCAAATCTAAATGATGGTAGTAGATCAGCAATATCACTACCTCGTATGGCATTTGAACTAACTGGTTTCACATACGATGCACAAAGACAACAGAACAAATTAATTCGTACAAGAAAGTCTACAATAGAAACAGACAATGTCAATAGAAAGAATCAATACGCACCAGCACCATACGATTTAAACTTTACATTATCTATCATGGCAAAAAACATGAATGATGTATTGCAATTAGTAGAACAAATACTACCATACTTCCAACCAGAATATACTGTCACTATGAAGATGGTTGATGATATGTCAGACAATAGAGATGTGCCAATTGTCTTAACCGATGTATCTTTTACAGATGATTACGAAGGTGAAATGGAAGGTCGAAGAGTTATAACTTACGATCTAAGTTTCACTATGAAAACATACTTCTTCGGACCTATCGGTACAAGTAAGTTAATTACAAAAGTTATCGAGAGAAGTTATATTGGAGATGGCAATGCCGCTTTCAGTTCTTCTCAGATCGATAGTGCAGGTCTAGTAAAAGAAGTTAAACATTATGAACCTGCTTTCTCAGCAGTGTGTAATGCAGTAAGTGACTCCGCTACAGTTACTTTTAGCACTGCAATAAATAGTGGTATTAGTACTGGCGATGAGGTCGTTGGTACAGGGAATACAACGAACCCAACAGTAAGTGCAATTGCAAATGATAGATTATCAATAACATTATCGGCAAATGCTACGATCACTGGCGAAACAACATTGTTCTTCGTAGGTTCAGTAGACCCAAATGACACTTATGTCGTATCAGAGGAAGTCACATTCTATGATGATGGTACATCTATAGACTTTACTGCTGATAAAACAACAGACGCTAGTTAATTATGAGCAAAACAGATGATAAGCTCAATGAGCTTTTAAACATTGATACTGAGATCAAAAAAGAAACCACTGCTGTGGTAACAAGAGCAACACCAGATCGTTCAGCAAATATCGAAACAGATTACAAATATGCAAGAGATAACTTGTACAATCTTGTTGAGCGTGGTCAAGATGCAATCGATGGTATACTAGATTTATCCAGAGAGACAGAACATCCACGAGCATATGAAGTTGCAGGTCAATTAATAAAGACAGTCGGAGATACAGCAGAAAAACTTTTAGATATACAAAAGAAAATAAAAGAATTAGAAAAAGAAGACGAACAAAAGATTGGTACTCAGCACAATCATCTATATGTGGGATCAACTTCTGATCTACAGAAGTTTTTAAAGAAGAATGGTAAAGCCGAAAAATGAAGGATATCTCGGTAATCATCTGATCAAAAGATCAGGTATCGAGACTGAATATACTGAACATGAGATGGCAGAGTATTTAAAATGCTCTGAGAATCCTACTCATTTCATAGAAAACTATACACAAATTATTTCACTTGATGAAGGTCTAGTTCCTTTTGAACTTCGTGGTTATCAAGAGAATCTAATTAATCATTTTAAAGACAATCGATTTAGTGTAGTACTCGCATCAAGACAGAGTGGTAAATCGATAACATCGTGTGCGTATTTACTATGGTACATACTGTTTAATCCAGAAGTTACTGTAGCTGTACTCGCAAACAAAGGCGCAATCGCAAGAGAGATGATAGCAAGGATCGTTACAATGCTTGAGTCTGTTCCCTTTTTCTTGCAACCAGGCGTCAAAATACTAAACAAAGGGAACATTGAATTTGGTAATGATAGTAAGATCGTGGCAGCTGCTACATCTTCTAGTTCGATTCGTGGTATGTCAATCAACATGCTGTATCTCGATGAGTTTGCGTTTGTCGAAGATGCAGAGACATTTTACACTGCAACATATCCTGTAATTACATCTGGTAAAGATTCGAAAGTTATCATTACTTCAACAGCGAATGGCGTAGGTAATATGTTCCATAAAATATACGAGAGCGCTATTCATGATCAATCTGAATATAAACCATTTACAATTAATTGGTACGATGTACCAGGTCGAGATGAAGCATGGAAACAACAAACCATTGCAAACACCTCAGAAGCCCAATTCGAACAAGAGTACGGAAACTCCTTCTTGGGAACAGGAAATACCTTGGTCAACAGTAATACCTTACTCGGTCTTAAAGCATTGGAGGCTGATTGGACTAAGGATGAAGTTAGAGTCTATGAGAGACCCAAAGAAGGCCGTGAATACATATGCACAGTTGATGTCTCTAAAGGAAGAGGATTAGATTACTCAACATTTAGTATATTCGATGTAACAGAAAGTCCATTTAGACAAGTATGTACCTATCGGGATAATAGTGTGAGTCCTATGCTATATCCTGATTTACTAAATAAGTATTGTAGACCATATAACGATGCATTAATTATCATCGAGAATAATGCAGAGGGCGGAATGGTCGCAACTCAACTTCATTATGATATAGAATATCCAAATGTCTTTGTTCAAGGCATGACAAAAGCAGATGACATTGGTGTAACTATGTCAAGAAGAATCAAGCGAATTGGTTGTTCTACTATGAAAGAGTTGCTTGAAGAAAATAGACTCATTGTTGTCGATAGACATACGATCACTGAACTTATGACATTTGTTAATAAGGGATCATCTTTCGAGGCAGATAAAGGGTATCATGACGATATGGTTATGAACTTGGTTCTGTTCTCGTGGTTTATTACAACAGACTATTTTACTAGTTTAACAGACAAACAAGTAAAGGATTTACTGTATTCGGAACAGCAAAAGTTGATAGAGGACGACATTTTACCAGTTGGAGTCTTCGGCCATGATCATAAGGAAGAGACTTTTGTAGATAAAGAAGGCGATAGATGGTACATAGATAACTCCTAGAGTTCTCGGATTATATAAATAAAACAGTAAACACTTTTACGCAAACAGGAGAAAAGTATGGCATTTCAAGTATCACCAGGCGTTCAGATCAAAGAGGTTGATCTATCGAATGTCGTTCCAGCAGTTTCCTCAACAGTAGGAGCTTTTGCTGGTTCATTTCAATGGGGTCCTGTTGATGAAGTAAAGACAGTTTCTAGCAGTCAAGAATTGATAGATTGTTTCTATCAACCTAAAGATAATGACGCTGGCATCGAAGATTTTTACACAGCAGACTCATTTTTAAAATACGGTTCAGCGCTAAGACTCGTTAGAGTTGCACCTGTAGGGCTATTCAGTGCTAATGCTTCTGGTTCATCTTCCACCCTTTTAAAGAACAAAGAACAATATGACAGTTCTTATGCAGATGGAAGTCAGAACGGTACAGTCGGTAAGTGGATTTCAAAATATGCTGGTGCGTTAGGTAACAGTATCAAAGTTTCAGTTTGTGCCTCATCAAACGCATACTTTGATAGTGCCGCTGATGCAGTAAACATGGGTAGTGGGGCTGCATTAGGCGCTACTGCTGTTGTTGTAGATGATGATGCTAAGTTCTTAGTTAGAGATATAATTAAGTTCTCAGGTCACGCTACAAAATACAGAATTACTGCAATCAATACAGGTACTAACACATTAACAATCGAATCCATAGATACACCAGTCGCTGGTGGTCTAACAGCCGCTGTCGGAGACAACGAAGCAATAGACAGATTTTGGGAGTTCCATGATCTATTTGATAAAGCACCAGGTAAATCAGGCGTAGCAACAGCCGCAGGCGGAGCAGATGACGAGATTCATATCGTTGTATCAGACGAAGACGGAGTTCTATCAGGAACAAAAGACACAGTTCTAGAAGTATTCCCATTCTTATCACTCGCCTCAGACGGTAAAGATTCACAAGGAAAATCAAATTTCTATAAGAATGTAATCAACAATGAATCAGAATATCTATATTGGTCAGCACACGATACAACTATGTTAGGTAGTGCAACAGCAGATAAAACAATCGAAGCTTCAAAAACTTCAGCGTTCGGCAGACCAGACCTTCCAAAGAATAACTCACTATCAGGTGGGGCAGACGGAAGATCACCAGTAGTAGGAGATAAAACTGCTGCTATGGATAAACATTTCAAAGATTCAGAAACAGTAGACATCTCATTCTTGATCGTAGGTTCAACAAGAACTGATAACGGTTCAGGAACAGATCAAGATACAGTTGCAGATCATAACACACTAGTCAATCATGCAATTTCAATTGCAGAACATAGAAAAGATTGTTTAGCATTAGCATCACCAAGAAAATCATCAATCGTTGATGTTTCTTCAGAGTCAACTCAGGCATCAAATGTCGAGACAGACTTTGCTAGTGTAACTTCAAGTTCTTATGCAGTGTTCGATTCAGGTTGGGTTTATCAGTACGATAGATTCAATGACAAGTATGTTTGGGTACCAGGTAACGGACACACCGCTGGTATTATGGCAAGATCAGACTTATTGCAAGACCCATGGTATTCACCTGCTGGTTTCTCAAGAGGTCAGTATCTAGGCATTACTAAACTTGCTTTCAACCCTAAGAAAGCACATAGAGATGATCTATATAGAAAGAGAATCAATCCAATCGTAACATTCCCAGGTCAAGGAACTGTACTATTTGGAGATAAAACTGGACTAACATCACCTTCAGCATTTGATAGAGTCAATGTAAGAAGACTATTCATCGTGTTAGAGAAAGCAGTTGCAGTTGCAGCTAAATCTCAACTCTTTGAATTCAACGATGCGTTCACTAGAGCACAATTTAGAAGTGCTGTAGAACCATTCTTAAGAGATGTTAAGAACAGAAGAGGTTTAGTCGACTTCTCAGTAGTATGTGATGAATCAAATAACACAGACTCAGTGATCGACAGAAACGAATTTGTATGTTCAATATTCGTGAAACCTAATAGATCAATTAACTTTATCACACTCAACTTTGTCGCTTCAAGAAGTGGCGTTGAGTTTGAAGAAATCTACGGAGCAGTTTAAGGAGAAATAAATGGCAACAATAGACCAATTTAAAGCACAATTACTAGGCGGTGGTCCTAGAGCCAATAGATTTAGAGTATTCATACCTAGATCAGGCGATAAGATCGAGTTTCTTTGCCAAGCTGCTCAGATACCAGCTGCTACAGTTGGTGTAGTTGAACAACAGTTCAGAGGTCATGTACTAAAACTCGCAGGAGATAGAACATTTGAACCATGGACTGTAACAATTATCAACGATGTAGAGTTCTCAAGCAGAAGTGCTTTAGAAGCATGGCAAACAGACATACAAGCGTTAGATTCAGGAGAAGGTATTACTTCACTTGACTACCTAGTAGATAGAGCGTTTGTAGAACAATTAAACAAAGACGACTCAGTGTTAGCAAGATACGAATTCTTTAACATGTTTCCTACCTCAATAGGTGCGATTGACTTATCTTACGAGACAGTCGATGCATTGGAGACATTTGATGTTGAATTCCAATATTCACACTGGGAAAGAGTCGTTTAATTACGGTATAACAGCGCCACTGGCGCTGTTATAAATATACATTATGGAAATATTTGGGTTTGAAATAACTCGTAAGAAAGACGAATTACGAGAAATAGATGTCGAAAAGAGATCGGCACCTTCTTTTGTAGCACCGACCATCGATGATGGTACGCCTGTTATTCAACAGACAGCAGGTGGATTTATTTCAGGTGGGGCATATGGTTCATATGTCGACATGGAAGGCGGGATCAAGAATGAAATTTCTTTGATCAGAAGATACAGAGAGACATCTCTAGTACCTGAATGTGATGCAGCTATCGAAGACATAGTAAACGAATGTGTAGTTTCTGATACTGAAGATAGGGTAGTAAGCATTGACCTCCGAGAGACCGATCTCTCAGATAGTATCCAAAAAAAGATACACGATGAGTTCAGGCACATCCTCTCCTTAATGAAGTTCAATCAGAACTCTCATGAAATTTTCAGAAAATGGTATGTCGATGGTAGAATCTACTTTCATAAAGTAGTGGATTCTAAGCAACCACAAAAAGGTATGGTCGATATTAGAAATGTTGACCCGCTCAAAATTAAAAAAGTCCGTAATGTAGAAAAAGACAAAGACCGTAAAGGGGTCGAAAAGATTAAAAAGGTTGAAGAGTTTTATGTCTTCAACGATAAAGGTTTCGATAAGAGTTCAGCCACTGAAGGTACAACTCTTAAGATAGCACCAGAAGCCGTAAGTTATACAACTTCTGGTATGTTAGATTACAACAAGAATGTTGTAATTGGTTATCTACATAAAGCATTGAAAACTGCAAATCAGTTGGCAATGATGGAAGATGCACTTGTTATTTACAGAATATCAAGGGCACCAGAAAGAAGAATCTTCTATATTGATGTAGGTAACTTACCAAAGGCAAAGGCAGAACAATACCTTGCCGATGTTATGAACAAGTATCGTAACAAACTTGTTTATAATGCAGACACAGGCGAAATCAAAGATGATAGACGCCATATGTCAATGTTAGAAGACTACTGGTTACCAAGAAGAGAAGGTGGTCGAGGTACAGAAATATCTACATTACCAGGTGGACAAA